TACCAAGTTACGCAAGAAGGTAGTAAAAGCCGGAGACTTGTTTAGCGCATTTATGAGCGAACGCAAAGACACTGGTCGGATTTATTTACAGAACGTGGACCATGCAAATACACATAGTCCATTCAAAGAAGAGATTGCTCCTGTTAAAATGAGTAATCTGTGTTGCGAGATTGACTTACCCACTGTGCCATTGAAAGATGTCAACGACGAGGATGGTAGAATCGCACTATGTACTTTAAGCGCGATTAATTGGGGCAATGTAAAAAGCCCACATGACTTTGAAAAGATGTGCCGCCTAGCAGTTCGTGGTTTAGACGCATTATTAAGTTATCAGAATTACCCTGTAAGAGCAGCCGAATTAGCAACAGAAGAATTTAGACCACTGGGCGTGGGTATTATTAACTTTGCGTATTTCCTAGCAAAGAATGATGTAAGTTATTCAGATCCAAAAGCATTAGCATTAGTAGACGAGTATGCTGAAGCTTGGAGTTATTACTTATTAAAAGCTTCAGCAGATCTCGCAGTAGAACAAGGTCCTTGCACACGATGGAAGGATTTAAAATCAGCAGATGGTCGTCTTCCTATTGACACACGTAAGAAGGACATTGATGAACTAGTACCACACCAAGAGCGTATGCCTTGGGCAGAGTTGCGTGAACAAATCAAAGCTACTGGTCAGCGTAATGCTACCCTAATGGCTTTAATGCCTGCAGAGACAAGTGCTCAGATTAGCAATGCAACAAACGGCATTGAGCCCCCACGCAGTTATGTAAGTATCAAAGGCAGTAAACATGGACAGCTACGTCAAGTAGTTCCTGAGTTCCGCCGCCTTAAAAACAAATACGAACTATTGTGGGATCAACAATCACCAGAGGGTTACCTAAAACTTTGTGCCGTATTACAAAAGTATATTGATCAAGGTATTAGTATCAATACAAGTTATAACCCACGCTTTTATGAAGATGAAAAGATTCCTATGAGCACAATGCTACAGCACTTGTTATTATGCTACAAGTATGGTACCAAGCAGTTGTATTATTTTAACACCAATGATCAGCAAGGTGAAATTGACATTGACAAGTTAGCTTCGTTGACACAGGGTGAAGAATCAGATGATCAAGAAGATTGTGATAGTTGCGTAATTTAAGGAAAAGACAAATGAGCGTATTTAATATTAAAAAAACAGATCATACCAAATCATTAGCTTTTCTAGACACCAACGGAACACCTGCGATTCAGCGTTACGACATATTGAAGTATCGTCAGTTTGATAAACTAACAGACAAGCAGTTGGGATTCTTTTGGCGTCCAGAGGAAGTAGATGTACTACGTGATGCCAAAGACTTTAAAGAGCTAACGGACTTTGAAAAGCATATCTTTACCAGTAATCTGAAACGTCAGATTCTATTAGATTCTGTGCAAGGTCGTAGTCCTAACTTGGCGTTCTTGCCTTTAGCAACTATTCCTGAATTAGAAACATGGATTGAAACCTGGGCGTTTAACGAAACTATTCATAGCCGTAGTTACACACATATTATCCGTAATGTCTACAGTAATCCTAGCGAAGTGTTTGATGAACTAATGGACTTAGACGAGATTGTTGCCTGCGCCGCAGACATCAGCAAGTATTACGATGACCTAATCGAGTACAGTGGTTGGTATCGTATGCTAGGTCTAGGTGAACATACTGTTAATGGTAAAAAGATCACTGTAGACATGTACCAGCTTAAAAAGAAACTATGGTTGGCATTGAACTCAGTAAATGCATTAGAAGGTATTCGCTTTTATGTTAGTTTTGCTTGCTCATGGGCATTTGCTGAACTTAAGAAGATGGAAGGCAATGCTAAGATTATTAAACTAATCGCACGTGATGAAAATATTCATTTAGGCTCAACACAAACACTACTTAAAATATTGCCTACAGATGATCCGGACTATGCATTATTAAAAGTTGAAACTAAGGCCGAGTGCGAACGTATGTTCTTAGCGGCTGCCGCACAGGAAAAAGCCTGGGCCAAATACTTGTTCAAGGACGGATCAATGATTGGTCTTAACGAAGTATTGTTAAGTCAATATGTTGATTGGTTAACTTGCAAGCGTATGACAGCAGTTGGATTAGACTGCGGTATGAAGCCAGGATCAAGTAACCCATTACCTTGGACAGCCAAGTGGATTGCTGGTAGCGAAGTACAGGTAGCACCGCAAGAAACAGAAATCACCACTTACGTCATTGGTGGTACAAAACAAGACGTTGATAACAATACATTCAAAGGATTTAGTTTATAATGATCACAGTATACTCAAAGAACAACTGCCCTTTTTGCGTTCAAGCAAAGAGTCTATTAAAATTAAAAGGCGTTGAATTTGAAGAAGTAAAGATAGATGAAGTAGCTGAAGCACGTGAGTTTGTTCTAGCAGAAGGACACAGAACTGTTCCGCAGATCTATCAAGATGGTAAATTATTAGTAGAGGGTGGATTCCAGGGCCTAAAGAAACAAGGCGAGGAATTTTGGTCCACATTAGTATAAATGCTTCAACTGTTTTATCAAAAAGTAGCCGATAGAAATAATCAGGTTGAGCAATACATACGTGATGCCGGCAGACATTTTGAAGACTACTTTGTTGATGAACACAGAGATTCTTATGACCACTCTAACGTAGATCCACGTTGGAACGGATGTTTTTGTAACTTACCCGATCCAGCAGATCCTAACTGGCCCAAACTGTACGATAACTATAAGTTTATTGCCAGCGGCCCGGAAGCAATATTAGCAGTAGATATATCAGCAATACCCGACGTACCATTACCACATCAAATAAAAACTTAAGGAAAAATATGTTAATCAATAAAGGTTACCAAGAAGGTGACATTGTATGCTTCAAGGTTGTAACAGGCGACGAAATTGTTGCTAAATTAGTAGAATTGTTGCCAAACGGTTTTAGAGTGAATCGTCCTTGTACAGTTATTCCTAGCCCACAAGGATTAGGACTTATGCAAAGCCTAATTTCTGCGGATATAAATAATAATGTAACGCTGAATTTTGAACATGTTATTATGCATGGTCCTGTTATTACAGATATTGAAAATCACTATATCCGTACTACAACAGGCATTCAGCCAGCCACTAAAGGCGGAATAATCACTTAAAATGCCAGGTATTATAGCAGTTGAAGGCGACGATCTAGATCCGGCGGTTGTACCATCGCATCGTAATAGTCCGTTACCTGTTGAAATGGTAGTATTATATAATCCAGCTGGGTCCGGAGGTCCTGTTCTTGCGGGTCCAGAAAAACTACCAGTAGCTACCGTTGGCACCCCAATTGTTGCACACGGCAATCCTAGTAATCCAAAAATAAATCCAGGATATAATCCTACCTGCGGCCACGCTACAATACAAACTGGATCATCGAGCGTACTTGTCAATGGCAAACCTGTAGCAACCATTGGTAGTGTTTGTACTTGTACACATCTGTTAGCTGGTCCTGGCGTACCTACAATAACGGTTGGTAGATAACGTATGGCCTCTGCCGCAAGTCTAAATGCAACAGCCACCATTGTCAATGGACACGGGCTGGCTCCTAATCCAACTATACTGGCGGAAATATCAACATATCGATCACAGCCTAGTATAGCTCTTTATGCAAATGTCTATACAAACGCCAACGCAGATCCTACTGTAGCCGCTACTATATTACCAGTACTTGGTACCATTGGATCTGGTAATCCTGGATACTCGTGGTTATTTGATGTATACCCTCCTAATGTTACTCCAACCAGTAGTGCATCAGTTGCATGGACTACCAAACTTACTGTACCCGTTGGCACACTGATAACTCAAGGCGGTACACTATATCAAACTATAGGTAGTGTATATGACCCTACTACTTTTGCTAACGTAGCAAACTGTGTAACAACTCCGCATTTTAGTACAGTTCTTTCTGCACAAGTTAACTATCCGTTTAATAACGGTATCTCGGGATTTGCATCGGGCTTTTCTATGTGTCTTGGTACTGCTAGCCAAGCATTTGACACTATTGGCTCCTTGAGTATGCTTAATGGTAAAACCTATGGGCAAAGTGGTATTGGTTATACTGGCATTACTGATTTGTTAACTGGCGGCATTGGTAGCGAAGCAAACTTACTAGGTGCGATTGTCACCGGGTGGGGAACAATGTATGATGTAACTAATATTAACTTGATTGCTGATCCTTATGTGTTTGGACAAAACTTATTAAATCAGGGACTTGGCAAATACGGAAACCTAGCAGAAAAACTCACAGCCGTTGGGCTAAACATAAATGATATTACACAGGCTCCGCTAACAGGAAGCGTAACATATCCAACCTCAAGTAGTTTATCATATACATCATTGATAGGGCCAATCACTTTACCAACGGTGGCAAATACTACAGTTACTACTACAGCCACAGGAAATAATCCTAATGTCATTACCGCCATTTATTCCACAATCACTGGTAGCGATTTAGCCGCTATTATTTCTGCCACCGGATTTACCGCAACAAACAATAATTTAATAACATTAGCCGATTATCTTGATTTTATCAAAGTAGTTGGTGTAACCGCGGCTAACCAGTTGAATCAATACAATGTTAAGACCTTTAAAGATTTTAGTACATATTTAAACAGTAGAATTGGTCAACAACAGTTTAATTCTTGGGCTGATGTATCATCTTACTTGGCATCTATTTCTGTGCCGGTATTACCACATACTACTACAACAGCAAATACTGCGGTGCTAAATCCAGGAACAGCTAGTACATTAAGTTCTTTACTTGGTACAGGCTCTGGACCTTTTGGGAATCCAGTAATGTCCGATTATTTAGGATCCGTGGCCGGTATACCATATAACACCTGCCTTTCTACAATCAACTCAACTTATTCTTCTGTCGCAGGTACAGTTTCTACGGCCATGCAAGGCTTAGATCAAGCGGTATTAGATACATATACAAAATATTATGCAACAGCAACAACAACAACCGATGGGGGTGGAAATATTATAATCACCTATGGTACTCCTGATGCTACGTATGTGACTTCGAACGTAGCAAAAGTTAATGCGGCTCTAGCAACAATACCAGCATCTCAACAGACCTTATGCCAGACTGCATATTATACCATGCTCAATAGATTGACATTTGAAGTCACCAACTTAGCCAGAGCCGGTGTAGGATTTACAAGTTACGGATCCAATTCTTTATTAGGTTTTGGTCAAAGCATTGGCGGATACGGTTCAGCTGATACATCTGGACTCGGAGCTAATCAAATTATTGGCAACTTGATTACCAATGATTCTTATGGCGACACTATTAGAGCAGTCATTGCCGAACAGATAAACAGTCAAGCTACTACCAATAACGATCCAAACCCTCGTCAGGCATTATCCAATGCAAACACTCAAGGTATCCCATTAACTACGTACTTATCACAGAATAAGTAGGGTTTTAATGGGGGTGATCTGCTCAGAAACGTTACTTACCTTGACTTTATTTGATTAATATAGTATTATAACTCTATAGATATGAGTTTAAATATCTAACGCTTCAAAGTATCGAAGCGTATAACCAAAGGAGGACTTTATGAGAACGATTATTCAAACAATCGTAGCAATATTAGCCCTGACCGTAATGGCACCCGGTCATGCAGAAGAAGTACAGCAACAAAGTTTTTTTAACACAG